GACCGCAGATTCAACGAACTGACCTCGTACGGGGCCTGCGGGGACAAGCACATCGGCCTGATCTCCAAGACCAAGGTGTGGGAGGGAGCTAGCGACCGCTCCTCTAAGCTCTTCGAGCAGTGGTACTCCCACCTCCAGGAGAAGGACGTGGTTCCTCTTAAGGACCTGAAGGAGGGAAGAATCAAGACTCTACTTCTGGCATTCCTCTGGGCTAGCGGGTGCGCCCATCGCATCGCCAAGTGGCCCGAGGCACAGGACTCCCACCTCGTCGAGACACTGCGCAAGGATCTCAGGGATAGGTTCTCCAAGTTCTCTAAGCACTCCATCACCGCGGCCTACGAATCGCTCAAGGTCTTCTGGAAGGAGATCAACGACTACGAATCGTGCCCCTTCAACTCCAGTCTCATCTCCGATGTTCTGGACGAGTCCTACCAGTACGTCTCGCAAAAGGCCGAGGAGGAGTCTAAAGTTGATGTGAAGAACTCGCCTCTTTTCTCCGAGTTTGAGAGGAACTTCCCGTATGTCTCCCTAGACGTTCTGGAGAAGTACTACCTGAAAAACAGATTCAACTTTGTGGCGGCTGGGGTCTGCTCTCTGCGCAAGACCTTCACGACCGTGCGCCCTCAGGAACTGGAGCACAAATTCTCCGAGAGTGAGTGGCCCAAGAAGTGGCACATCTACCTTAGCTCATACGAACCAAAATGGCAAGCACAGCTCGAGAAGATACAGCAAGAGACCCGGGAAGCCCAGAGGGAGTGGAAAGAGGGATAAACATCCTCACGAACTCCCAGCCGGTCATCGTAGACGGGGCGGACGAGTACATCGAGAAGTACGAGAAAGGCGAGATATCCGTCGACGAACTGTACGACTTCATCCTGAACGCGGAGGTTGTCTACGTGGATCGTTCTAAACATTCGGAGTTTAAAGAATCAGATAAGAACCAGACAGAGTAGGGACGTGCATGACTGAGAATCGTCAGGCGGCGAAGCAGATTAAAACTGGCTACTACGACCGATACTTCAGTCTAGGCATAGCTCAGGGCAGCTTAGCGGGTTACAAGGCCGATCCTTACGCTTTCACAGCGACTCCCTACCTCAACTCGGGCACGATCCTCCCGCGTCGCGACGACATCCTCATCGAGGAGGGTGGTGGTGGCCCACGGGCGATCGAGAAGTACATGCGACTGTTCAACGACAGTCACATCATCGCCGCCTGGGAAAAGATCATCGGGGAGATCGTCCAGCGCAAGTGGGAGATCGATCCCGCCAGCCCCTCCGATCGCGACGAGGAGGTCGCTGAGTTCGTCCGTCAGGTGCTGAAGCGCATGGGCACGAATACTCGGCAGGCCTACGGCAAGGAGATGCTGGTAACGTCCAACTCCGCTTTCGATACGTTCATCCGCGGGATGTGCGAGTCGATGATCCTCGGCATCTCGATAGGAGAGATCTGCTGGATGAGGCAGGGCAATTACATCGTTCCGTCGGAGATCAAGATACGCGACCCGCGCAGGTTCCAGTTTGTCCTGAACGAGGACGGGACTATGTCCCCTCGCCTGATGACGGTGGACTCGCCGGTGGAGGGCATACCACTGCCCCTGCGTTCGATGGTCATACACAGGCACTGGTCCTATAGCAACTTCATGGACCCGTACGGCACGGGTCTGGGGCGTCAGCTCTACAGCCTTGTCGAGTTCAGACGTACGCTGATGTCGTTCTGGCTCCAGTACGCGGACAAGCACACCACCCCTACAGCGGTGGGCAAATTCTCCCTGGGTACCCCGGACGAGGAGGTGGCATCGCTATTCACGGCGCTTCAGCGACTGGGTCAGGAGACCGCGATCGTGATCCCCGACGAGATGGAGGTGGATTGGTTGGAGAGTCAGGGCCGCTCGGAGGTGTACGAGAAGCTTATCGAGTACGTCGACCAGCAGATATCCTTTGTCCTCAACGGCGAGAATACGGTGGGGCAGGAGACCGGTAATGTGGGTTCGTACGCCCGGGACCAGGTATCCGACTCGTTGAGGATGCGTAAAGCAAAAACCTTCTCAGAGGAATTAGATGAGACAATTAACGCCACGCTTATACGTTGGATTGTTGAGCTTAACTATCCGGGTGTCTCCGTTCCTAGACTTCGTAGAAACTTTGATGATCTAGAGCAACGCGAGGATCCCGTCAAGATCGTCCAGATGCTGACGCAGCTTCAGGCTGTGGGTTACGAGGTCAAGGACCTTGACTGGATGAGGGACAAGCTGGAGATCCCGTCCCTGGGCAAAGTCGACCAGTCCGCGATGATGGGCATGGGTGGAGCCCCACCGGCCGCGGGCGCTGCGCCCATGTCCGAACCGAAGACCCAAGAGCAGATGGACGACTCGGCAAACGGAGCCATGGGGGCGTTCGGAGCCGACCAGTCGGACATGCTCAGCCTCTTCGACTTCTCCGAGGGAGACTACGATGAGGATGGGGATACGTCCGACAAGACCAAGAAGGATAAGATCGCCAAGCTCATAGCGTCCAAGTTCGACGGAGCTCTGGACGATGTCGGGTTCCAGCGTATCGTCTCGGATAGCGGGGATTCGGAGGCTTCCGCGTCCAGGATCCACATCGACGAGTACACCTCGCCAGGCGAGATCGCCCACGGTTCCAGAAGGCTCGTTGAGGAAGTCAAGAAGGTGCCGTACCTGCGACCCGACCAGTCCATGGCGCTCAGCGCCCTGAGCATGGAACTGTACAGCGTGGAGAACCAGATCAGAGTGGACGATATGGACGTACTCGAGACCACAAAACTTCTCGACCTCTACCAGAGAATCTACAGACTCAACCGCTCTGTGGTGCATAAGGAGTGCGTGGTGATCGACTGCAGGAAGGCGGGTTACTGGAAGTACTTTGCGCCGTACCTGATGTGATTCAGGGGGGTGGGCTTAGTTTAAATATCGATAGATACTTGTGTAAGTTTATCCCGCCATGCTATCATACAAGCCGGTAACACAGTCGCAGTTCTGGATCCAGGCTTCCCCCTTCCAGCACTACTTCACTAACTTCAGCGGAATTCGCGACACCGCTGGCACCTCTCAGTACGCGGACGGGGTTCGTGGTCGCATCTTCAACCTCAAGGGACCCCGCACCCTGACAGAAGTGACCGTCTCGGTGCCTTTTGACCCCGAACAGCACGCCGACGTTGTGGACTTCTGGAAGGCCTACGGTTGCGAGTTTGTGACCCTGACCATCACTCCCGTGTCCTGTGGTGAGGACCCGCAGCCTATCGGCCAGCGCACCATCACCATCCCCGACGCGCAGATGACAAGCCTGAACTTCGGCGCAGCCGACCGCGCTTCCTCCAACGTCTCTACTCTCGAACTAACGTTCGTGATGGATACATTTACCTACAATTGATCGCTAGTTGTAAGGATAAATATGTCCCTCTCCAACCTCTATTTCAGAGGATGCTTCGAGCGGCTCTCTGAGGATCAGAAAACCGCCGTCGAGGAGGCCGGTGGGGAGGGCACCGTGGTGGACGCGGGTTGTTCCAGGGAGGTCAATACCTGCGGGATGAGCATCGACGACCTCCTGAACGACTACTCCTTCTACAGCTCGCAGAGGGGGCTTTATAAGTCCTGGGGTGACATAGAATTCCCCTGGCAGATCAGCGAACTAACTCCGAACCTCCTGTTCTCGGAGACAAACGATAAGTGGGGCGTGGCCACCTACAGGGCCGTAGTGGCCTACGCTGAGGGGAGCAGGGTGCTCCTCGTCGAGGAGGACGGGCACAGGATCAGTCTCTACGAGGCCAACGAGGACATCGAGGCCGCGAGCAGAGCTTTCGACCGCTCGAAGTGGACCCGGATCTGCTACATAGACACAACGATCCCGGCGGGCATCCCTACCATAGAGGAGCTGAGGGAGAGGTACAAGCGTTACAGCCTCAAGCTCATGGACCAGGAGTGGGGGAGTTACGACGCTGAGTGGGACTCAGGACTCTTCCAGCAGAGCCTCAGCGTATGCTACTCTCCAGAGCTGACAGCCACGGAGCTGGAGAAGTGCCTTAGGGACAACTCGTCCGATAAGTGGAAAGAGGCCCGGGTGAGAAGACAGTTCTTCTACCGCGAGGGGGACGAGGTCCTGGTGGACGGGGAATGTGGCGATGCGGTCTGCTTGTACATAGCCAAGCAGGACATCCCCGCCACCCAGGAAACCCTGGAATCCAATTCCAACTTCGACCACAACGACCTGGCCTGGCAACGCGTATACTGCGTACCCACCGGAGTGAATAGATGCCTGGAGTACCAGAGGGAGAAGGATCCGGCGCTAGGCTACGATGTTGTACAGATCGGCTCGAAGGGGCACTTTGTCGAGGTCCCGGTACCCTACAGACTGAAGCCTCCAACGCCCTCGCTGGACGAGAGAGCGGAACTCGAACTTCCCCCGCGTGTTCTCACTCAAGCCGAGATCAACGCCCTCCCGCAACCCCCCACGGAGTAACCTATGCCAAACTCATGCAATGACAGTGGGGTGAGCAGGATCCTTCCCACGTCCTCCCAGGCGCTAAACCAGAACCCCTTCCAGCAACCGTTCCAGCTGAACCCCAACGTGTACCAGGGGTCGGTGTCGGGGTCGCTGGTCGCGGAGTACAGTTTTCAGGATTTTTACACCAAGTCAGAGATACTGACCCTGCTGAGTGTTAAGGCGGACAAGAATACCGTATACACACGGAACGAGATCGATGACCTACTCGATGGTATAAATCTGAGCCTTGAAGGCTTCGTACTTAGAGTACCGAGCGTAGCAAAACCCAATATCATAAACCCGGGCACCAACGACACCGTCGCTCTTACGCTGCGTGGCTCGAGTACTAACGCCGTAATAACCGAGTGGATTAGTAGCGTCGGGGAGCAGGTAGGAAGGGTTAATAACGACGGAACGTCCGTATTCGCGAACAAAGTGACCATAGGTGGTCTGGTTGGCAGCGGTCTTCCGGCTCTGGATACTCAGAACAGGCGGATCACTGGAGTCGCGGACCCCACCGCTCCCTCCGACGCCGTCCCCCTCTCATTCATGGAGGAGTATGTCAGCGATGCCATCAGCGAAGGAGGCGGTGGAGCCCAACCCATCACCGTCTCGCCGAACAACGGACTCGTGCTCGCCGATGACGTTCTGAGCACAGCGTACAACACGTTGGTCCCCGACTCGGCGTACTCCGTCCCCGTGGGCGGAGCCCCCGCCACCCCCGCCTCCACCTGGAAGACCCGGAACATCGTAGAGGTCCTGGACGCCATACTCTTCCCGGCGTACCCCGCCACGGTTGGGTCGGGTAAGTCGGTGAATCTGACAGTCACGGGGGCCTCCGGAACTCTGGAGATAGGACGTACCGTGGCCAGGGTGCTGACCGCTACGTTTGGTCGGGGTCAGATAGTAAACGGAGATGGTAGCCCAGGCCCGGATCTGGTCGGTGCGGCCACTTCGTACAGCTTCACGGGAACAGGCATCTCCCAGACCGATCAGTCTGGCAACACCCTATCCGTCACCAACATCGTTCAGAGCGGGGCAAATAACTGGGAGGTGACGGCCTTCCACAACGCTGGTACAGGCGCCTACTACGATTCCGGCCTGGTCCCAGCCACCAACCTCGATTCGCTGAGAGTCGCGGGAAGCGTATCGGACACGACCAGCTCACCCACCGTGACCGGAGTATACCCTTACTTCTGGGGGGTTTCCAACGCGCCGCTTACCGCGGCGCAGATCGCGGGGCTGGTGAGTAGTGGCAACGCCGCTGCGAACAAAATCGTGGCGTCTTCGGCCAACACTCTCCCGGTCACCTTCGGAGCCTCGGCTCAGTACCTGTGGTTCGCCCACCCCACCTCGTCGACAACCAAGACCAAGTGGTACAACACGGTGATAAACAACGGAAGCATCGGTTCTCCAACCGACCTCTTCGGTGCATCGGCCACTCAGGCGTTTGACAGCGCTCAATTCTACTGGGCCGGGGTGAGTTATCGGGTTTACGTATCTAACTACGCCACCACTACGGGCGGTGTTATGGAACTTCGGAACAACTAACACAATGGCAATTATACTCAACGATAACGTTCACGTCTATGCTCCCAAGATCATGGACGACAAGTACGGTCCCTACAGCACGCTGGAGCTGGCAAAAAGTTCGGTGCCCGGGGTGGAAAGACATGTCGGAATGACAGTGGCCGTAGGCACCACGTCGCTCGTGGAGTACTGGTGGGAAGCCGGAGTGGGGGACAACGACTTGGTTCCTAAAAACCCCCCGCTGCCGGACACCGCGGTAACTCCGGGGGAATATCTTTTCGCTAACATCGTAGTCGATCAGAAGGGGCGGATCACCTCGGCTTCGAGCGGAGACGTTCTCGTCCCAGCCACCACTACGTACACGACGTCAGTACTTGCAAACCTTGAAGCCGAGAACTTCACCGTGGATCTCGGGCAAGTTTCCGAACTCCTGTCAGTCGAGATCTCGGTTCCTTCCTGGCTGAGATTCTACCGTTCCAGCGCCCAGCGCTCAGCGGACACCAGAGGCGGTCCGGGCGGCCCGCTTCAGTCGATGATTAACCTCGGAGACGCAAAACCTTACTCCGAGAACGTTACGGTTGTTCCGGGGGAGATTATCGTCCAGAACCCCATTCCCACTCTGCGAGGAGATGATACCGGCCTAGTCTACGGTAGAATTATCAACAGAAGTGGCAGTTCTACTCAAATCACTCTGACCCTAACCACCCTACCCCTGGAGGAATAATCATGGCAGTTGACAAGCAGGCTTACGCAGCAATCGCACCCTGGACCGTGACTACGGTCTGCGACTTTTTCGAAGAGGCGTTCATTGACGCCGGTCTGATGACCGCGTGGTACGACTCGTTTACCGCAGATGGTCGTGAGCATCGTGTCCTCGAAGTAACCTATAACGCTGCTAAGGATTACGGTAAGACCTATTACTGGTTCACGATCAATGGAGTCGGGGTGTGGATGAGAACGGCGCCGGTATGGGACGCGCTTAATCACAGGCCGGACGGTGCTCAGTACGTGGACTGGAGAGTTCAGAACATGACGGACATGAACGAGGTCCCGCTGCTTCTGACTATCTCCAACTCCATCAGTTGCTCACTTACCCGGTACACTTCGGGATCCCGGACTTTCTTTGTGTTCCGCAGTGGATTTACGCATAACAACTTCACGATCGATCCTTCGGACACAACTTTCAGATCTTTCTACAACCTGGACTATGGCTACCATTCCGGAATTTGGCAAGTTCGTCTGGCGTCTAAATACGCTGGATTTTGGTCGGTGTATAGGACAAGAAGAGACCTGCTTTTAGGAGGTTCGATGAACGCTGCGGGATCCGGGTACTCGGACGCGGTAATGGTAAATCTTTTCTGTTTACCCGTAAATTACGGAAACTTTTATTACCAAACCATGCCGGACAATGGGTACGTCCTTCCGGGCTGGAATAAATTTGCCAATCCTTCCATACCCGCCTCTGGTTTCAATCCGGTGTTTACCGGCATGGTCCCCAGTTCAGTCATCACCACCCCTCTCCCCGATGACTTTGGAATCACTGCGATCAAAAATAGCAATCTCCTTGCCATTCAGGATAATGCCACAGTAACTCCGGGTATCGAGGAGTACGAGGTTCTTAACTTCCTTAATGGAAACATTGCTGAAGGGGTCACAAATAATCCCGTGTTCCTTGCACGTACGATCTGATGACAATAACCACGGCTCAGAGTATAAGTGGTGGCCAGGAGTACTCCTGGCTTGTTGGCCCGGTCCGGCACTTCACAATAACCCCGGCTCAGAGCGTAAGTGGTGGGCAGGACTACTCTGACCCCGTCAGTGTTGGCCCGGTTCAGTACTTCAGGGAATCTGGCGGGATCCCGTGGTTGCATTCCCCGGTCGGTTTCACCGGGCAACTGGGAGGACTCAACCAGGTGTACTCCGAAGCGTTCAGACCGAGCATCCAGTACGTGACCGCGGGCTTCGACCCCGTCATCGTCTCCCAGTTGACCGTGGTTCTGCGCGACACCGGTCAGATCTGGCCAGCAGGCTATAGCTAAGCGATTCCGACGTATCGAACCCCAATGCTAAGAGAAAACTAGAACAAAATGGCAATCCTACTCAACGATAACGTCCAGGTCTACGCGCCGAAGGCCCTAGACAATAGATACGGACCCTACAGCACCCTGGAGCTGGCAAAGAGTTCTGTTGCCGAGGTCAACAGACACCTCGGCCTGACCGTTGGTATCGGTACGACTCTGATCGTTGAGTACTGGTGGAAGACGGGGATCGCGGACATCGACCTGGTCCTTAAGACCACGGGAGAAGGGGGTGGCGGTCCCGTTCTGAGCGTAACCGACGCCGGTGGCGATGGGTCGTTGGCTTACAACTCGGAGACGGGCGCTCTCACGTACACGGGCCCGAGCGCGACGGAAGTCCGGGCCCATCTCAGTGGCGGAACCGGCGTAACGTTCTCAGACGGGCAGATCTCCATCGGCCAGGGTGTGGCGACAAACGCGAACGTCGAGTTCGCCAACCTCACTCTCGCCCAACTGCTGACCGTGCAGGGTCAGGCCAGAGTCTCCGATGGTACGATTACTACACCGTCCTTCTCATTCACCTCGGAGCCGGGAAGCGGACTGTACCGCTCGGGTCCGGGTAACATCTCCGTCGGGATCGGTGGAGTCAAGAAGGCCACAGTGAGCGGGTCGGGCCTCGATGTATTCGGTGAGCTGAATCTGCCCGGCGCCTCATTCACCACTACGCTTCAGGCCGTACCGCCGAGCGAGGATCGGCTGATCAGCCTTCCCGACCGTAGCGGTACGTTACTCGTGACCAACGAGGCTGGCCTGTTCAGGCTCGACGATCTCAGCGATGTCGATCTTAGCGCAGGATTGTACGAGAAGGCCACGATCTGCTGGGATGGTGAGACTCAGTCCTGGGTAGTTGGTCCGGATTACTGGTCAAGTGGTCCGGACGGAGAGTTTTTGGAGACGGGGTATTTAAGCGTAGGTATAGGAAAAACCCCGGCTAATGGCTGGAGCGGGGTTGATATAAATGGCGATGTACGAACCGCAGGCATTGTAAGCGCAGGAAGGGTTCGCATAGGTTTTGACGATCCGGCCTCTGAGGGTTACGCCACGGTAGTTCACGGATCTTTCAGGTACGCGGTAACTTACTCCCCTGGCGTACTGAGCCCGGATAGTAATATCACGGTCTTCGAACTTCCAGGAGACCAAACACAGGCCCCGGAGTTAGCTAAGTCGGTAGATTTTACCATCCAAGTTGAGTCGTCTGACTTTAAATGCCAGGTGATTAAGCTCTCCGCCATACGGTTTTGGAACGGAACTGCATTCGATGTGAATCAGACTCTGTACGGAAACATTAGCAATATTGAACCGCCTGACGATAAGCTTTACAGCTTTGGCATGGATGAATCTTTTAGTTTGATAGCCTACGCCACCGGTGCCGTAAGTCCGACAGGATCTTACGTGATCTCTGGCTCTTACTCCTACATAAAACCTAACAGTTTCGCTCCCGAGCCCCCGACCACGTACAACTTCGACTCGACCTGGCTGAACAATAGCAGCCTGGAATCTATCTACATCACTGGCACGCCAGCATAAGGAGGACTAAAAATGCCATCATTTAACTGCGATACTGGGGTAGAGACGCTAGGTCTAGAGGACCTTAGCGACGGTTGGAAGAACTGCACGGCGATCACCATCTTCCCCACCAAGGACTTCTCCGCTGGCGTCAATTTTAACTCCACGTGGTCAGGTTGCACGAACATGGTCTCCATGTCTCCACTCGATGTAGGAAACCAACTCGACCACGTCACATCGTTATCTCGGACTTGGGAGGGATGCTCGAGCCTGGAGACCATAGACTCCGAAACCCCAATCTGTTTTAACAACTGCACAACGTTCGACCGAGTATGGAAGGGTTGTTCTTCGTTGCTTAGTTTTCCCCACATGGACGTTAGTATAGGTCAGTACTTCTACGGCACGTGGAAAGATTGCAATTCACTCACCTCCTTCCCACCGCTAGATTTCAGTTCGGCGATAGAGTTGGGCAATGGTACTGTGTTTGCTGGTGGACCCTGGGAAAATTGTTTTGCCCTGGCAACCTTCCCTCTGATCAATACGTCTTCGGTTACAACTTTCAGGAGAACCTGGCGAAATTGCCCTTTACTCACCTCCTTCCCGCAGATAGATACCTCGTCGGCGCTCTATCTTAACCAAACTTGGTTCGGCTGTAGTGGACTAGACGATTTCCCTCTGATAAACACGAGTTCGGTGATAACGTTTACGGAGGCCTGGTACCTGTGCAACTCGTTGACTTCGTTCCCGGCCATCAATACTAGCGAGGGGCTGAATTTCTTCGGAACCTGGAGTAGGTGTGGTGGCCTTACATCATTCCCTCTACTGGATTTTAGTAAAGCCTATGACCTTTCCCAGACCTGGAATGAGTGTACTTCACTCACATCGTTCCCCGAGATAACCCTAAAGCCACCTGGTAGTCCGGGTCAGCAACTCACCGGGTTAGTTTCGACTTGGAGTAACTGCCAAAGCCTGACATCTTTCCCGCTCCTCGACACATCGGGTATCACGACTTTCTCGCAAACTTGGTTAAATTGTTATGACCTTGCGACCTTCCCGCTCCTCGATACGAGTTTGGGCACCAACTTCTACAGGGCTTGGATGAGTTGTTCGTCTCTGACATCCTTTCCCCTAATCGATACGTCTAATGCCACGAACCTTGCCCAAGCATGGCGTGGTTGCAGCGGACTAACATCATTCCCATCTCTATCTACGAGCAATTGCACCAGCATGGCCGCCTCGTGGGCGGATTGCTCCGGTATAGCTTCTTTCCCCGCTCTCAACACCAGTCAGGTAACCGACTTTGCAGGGGCCTGGCGGAACTGCAGCAGCCTTACTTCCTTCCCGTCAATCGATACGAGTTCGGGTACCAGTTTTGGCATGAATGACACGTTCGGTTTCTTATACGTTGCTGGGGCTTGGCAGGGATGTACCGGTCTGACCTCTTTCCCGGCCCTAGATTTTAGTTCAGCAATCGTCCTCTACGCGGCTTGGCGCGGATGTACCGGGTTAACCTCGTTCCCAGTGATAGACACGAGCCTGGTGGAAAACTTCGGACTAACTTGGTCTAATTGCACAGGGCTTACGTCTTTCCCCATCCTAGATACGAGCAGCGGATCTAATTTTGGAGCGGCTTGGTTTGGTTGTACCGGACTAACATCGTTCCCCGCATTAGACCTATTAGCAGGCGATTTATTCTACGAGGCGTGGATGGATTGCTCCAATCTGACGACGTTCCCTGCAAATATGTTCGATACCTGCACATCAACCGCTTTCGATAGGGCCTGGCGTGGCTGCGCTCTTAATTCGCAGAGCGTTGACAACATCCTCGTCTCGCTGGACGTGGCGGGTCGGAGTAACGGTACTGTGCATATCGACGGGGGCACGAACTCGTATCCTGGGGCCGCCGGCCTGGCCGCCAAAGCTTCGCTAGAGGCGAGGGGCTGGACCGTGATCATCGCTGACTCCGGGTGGTTCCGGTCATTGGAGGATTGGAGGCCAAACATTGACTTTCAGCATGTATGGAGTGAGTCATAACTCATGTCTATTTAGCATCTAATTCTCTACCCAACTAACTAACCATGTCTACACAGGATTATAGAATAGAAACCGGCCTGGTTGTCAACGGACCCATCACGGCCGATAACGTACCCGGAGCGCTAAGCGATCTGACCGACTTAGATCTGTCGGGAGGGAAGCAGAATGGCGATTCATTAGTCTGGAATGAAGCGGCGGATAAGTGGATGCCGGGCGCTGTGGACGCTGGGGCCAGTGCGTGGATTTACGTTGAGGAAACAGGTCCTCCTGATCCGATGCCTTCGCTTGTCTATACCCAGTCCAGAGTAGGTATCGGAACGAACGGTGACCAAAGTTCTGACTACGACTTTGTTGTCAACGGAGACACCCTGCTCAGCGATGTAAAGATCAGCGGGACCTCATTGATCGGTAATGGAAGTTACGACGATCTAGGGGACATCAGACTCGTACCTAACGAGGCGCTGGTTGCACAGGGTCAGTACGTGTACATCAGGCCGACCGCAAACCTGGATCAGACTCACATACACATCGAGGCCGGTAATGTCAACACCGCCGACCTGTACCTGGGCGACGATGACCGCTACGTGAAGATCGATCATACCGGCCCGGTGAAGATCGGTGTTCCCGGAGCCCCGACTACGTCGAATTGGACCGCGGACTCAGATGCCGCTGGTGTTTCGTACATATCCATAGAACTGGCCACTTACCCCTGGGCGATCGACCTCACCATCGGCGATACGGTCACGCTGCCCGACAATTCGAGCGTTACCATCTCCAATGCGTACTTTGGTAGTGGTTACGCCTACGTCAACGTTGACTCGCCGATAACCTACTCCACCTCCGACGTACTCGAGTTCACTTACCGGCCCCGGAGCGAGTGGAGCTTCAACCCCGACTCGAGTGCGGAATTCCCCGGCGATCTCACCGCCACTTCTTTTATCGGAGATGGTTCCGAACTGACCGGTATCGCGCTGGCCGGTCTGGCCGACGTAGACACAACCACTTCACCTCCTTCCACCGGCCAGGGCCTGCTCTGGGACGGTCTGACGAGCAAGTGGAGGCCGGGTAACGTACCGCAGGGCGATCCAGGTCCAGGGTTTTATTGGCTTGGCACGTATGTAAACGGAAACGGTTATGTCCCCGGTGCTGTGGTTAAGGCCTCAAATAATAATCTGTACATAGCAACTAATAGCGGGGGTTTGGGAGATCCGGCAACTGGTGCGTCAGGGTGGGACTTATATTTGCCGAAAGGCAACGCTGGCGACCCCGGTGCCGACGCGCTTTGGAACTTCCAAGGCGCATATAGTGGCGGCCAACTATACGCCGTCGGTGACCTCGTAACCCACGGCGGAGAATTATGGTACTGCATCGCCAACCTACCAAGTGTCGGCTATGGTCCGTTTGGCGGGTACATTGGTGTCTACTGGACACTACTGGCTGCGAAGGGCGTCGATGCGCTCTGGAACTTTACGGGGGCGTATAACGTCGGCCTACCCTACGCCGTAGGAGATGTCGCAACGTACAACGGCGAGACCTGGTACCGTATCGATGCGCATGGCGGCAATCTTGGCGACACGCCATCCGAGGGGACTTTCTGGACCAAACTCGCGGCGAAAGGCGCTAACGGAGGCGGTGGTGGTGGATCGCTAAGCTACACAACCCTCTCCTACACCACGCCTCTACTCGCTGCTGGGGCCACTGACGACATCACCCTGGCTGGAGGTGACGTATTCAACCTACTCGCTATCACCTCATCCAACCCAGTGTGGGTAAGGGTATATGGGACCACGGCGGCGCGAAGCGCGGACACCCGCACCCAGCCCGGCGGCATCCCCCCCGGATCGGGCAATGACTACTACGCCGAGCTGGTCACAGTGGCGACCCCTCAGACCATACGTTTCTCACCGGTTCCGGTGGTCCAAGGTACTACTGGCAACGCTTACGTGCGAGTCAAAAACGTTGATAGTTCAGCACGAACGATAACGATCGATTTTACCATTCTAACTCTAATCCTGGAATCCTGATCATGGCTGTTACTAAGCAAACCTACACGCTCTCGGCAGGCTGGACAGCCTCACAACTGACCGGCATTTACCGGTCGGCGTTCATCGACGCCGGATTGATGACCGAGTGGTACGACTCATTCAACAACTCAAGTGCTTATTCGGTCAGAGTGCTGGAGGTGGATTACGACCCCACAAAGACCTACGGAAAAACCTACTACGTTTTCTACTTTGAGGGTACAGGCTGGGCCGGGGTTTCCGTATGCAGCGGGTGGGATGCAACCAACCACGTACCCACTGGGACTCAGTCGCTCGATTACCACGTACCGCCCAACAGTGTTTATACTGTAAGCCAGAATTTCTTTTCTTCCAGGATCGAGCTTGGCACGAATAGCGGATTAGATTTAAGTCTTGTTCGGTATACATCGGGCGCTGATGTTAACCAGAGTTGGTTTATGTTGTACCACTCAGGTACTTCTCGTAGCCGGCCTTTTACCATACTGCATCCAAACACCTCGCTCTACTCCTGGCTGGACCTTGACAAGGGAATTGTCAGCGGATTTATCGACTTGTATACCTACGCCTCTAGTAGGAATGGATTCTTAAGCTTCAGGATGCCCGAGAACATACGCAGATCACTGCTTACGGGTTACTCGCTAAGAGGAAGCGTCAACAGTGGCAACGGAAATGGTATTTTCCACAATCTAAACTTTTATACCCACTCTTATGGCGCGCTGGGGTATCAGGATGACTCGGGAGGTGCTAACTATTCAAACATAGGTAGTGGTAATCTCGCCTGCACCCTCCTGCCCATAGGATTTTCCAGCACCAACCCAGCCTTTACCTCGGACTACGTCCCAATTTGCTCGGGGGTGCCGTGGTCGGCATTTGCATCGACCCCACTGGCTGCTGATTTTGGCATATACATGCACTACGCCAATAACAATATCACCCTGCTTGATACATTTGTCGTCAGTTCGGGTGTCGAGGAATGGGAAACCGTAAGCTATGAAAACAATGGCTCCGTCATTAACGGCGCCTCACCCACGTTCCTGGCGAGGGTGGTGTGATGGCGATATTCAACATCCCCGGCCCGTCGGTTAACCAGAACATCTCAAACCAACTGACCGTGGAGGCCACGGGGGCTACGAGGTTTAAGGAAATCGCCGCCATGGCCTCTATTTACATACCCCAGACCTCCCCTCCCGAGCCTCCCGTGGTCGGGCAGATCTGGCCGCTGGGATTGGTCTGATGTCACCGAATACTCCGCTGGTCGGGCAAGTCTGGCCCCAGGGCCGGCCCCAAGCCTCCCAGAAGAACAGATTCAGAGTTTTGCTGGGTTCCGGATCCTACGCTCAGACCGGCGTTGCGGCGTCGCTGACCTCGGACCAGATACCGCTCGACCCGTACTTCAACTCCGTGACCCTACTCCTGGATATGGAGGGAGGTGGATTCACCGACCGCAGTACGCTAAACAAGTCGGTCACTCCGCTGAACGGAGCGGTTACATCGACCGACCTGCCAAAATACGGATCGCGTAGCTTCTACACTCCGGGTACCGGTCACTACCTAACCGTACCGTCGGCAGGTGACTTCGTCTTCCCCGGAGACTTTACGGTGGAGACGTGGATATGGGGATCGAACTCTCAACCCACTTCCTACCCCACAGTATTCGAGCTGGGCTACTACTACAATGGCCTGCTTTTCAGACCCTACCACAGCGGAGGAGGGTTGTGGATAAATGGCAGCTCTATCGGCGATTTTAGCTCCTCCGACATACCATACGAGCAGTGGAATCACATCGCGTTTGTTCGTAGCGGGACAAGTTTTGTCTGCTACGTGAACGGGACGGTTAATAAGTCGGCTACGATCTCGAACACTATCAACTCGGGTGATGGTGAGATACGAATAGCTAGCTCAACGCACACCTCCGGCCAGCATTTTAAGGGGTACATAGACGAGTTCAGAGTCACGAAGGGCGTAGCTCGCTACACCGGCCCCTTCACCCCTCCGGCCGCCGCGTTCCCGACTTCGGGCTGATTCCCCTCCAACCACTACAACACAACAGAGCTAACATACATGGCCACTTACAACAAATTCCACTCCTTTGGCAAGAACGTCCACGAGGGTAAGCACAACCTCTCCACCGCGGTGCTGAGGGTCGCCTTCACCAACACCGCTCCAAGCCCCACCAACCAGACCATCGCGGACATCGCGCAGATCGCGACGGGAGGAGGGTATAATGCCGGCGGATTTACCCTGCCAGTGGTCTCCTCGACCCAGACTTCCGGCGTTTACAAGCTGGTTGTCCAGGATGTAACATTCACCGCCACTGGCACCTGTGGCCCCTTCCGTTACGCTGTAATCTACGATTCCAGTTCGGCTGGCGAGCTGCTGATTGGCTGGTACGACTACGGCAGCAATCTGACTCTGGCCAGTGGCGAGTCGCTGTTCCTCGACTTCAGCGATCCGGGTGGCCTGTTCACTCACCAGTGAACCGATTCGCCCGTAGTAGTTTAAAGCTAAGCAGATGACAAACATATCTACCCTGTCGGAGGTTGGTAAGTGGGCTTGAGGTTTGCCTCGACATATACACCGTTATATCCTCCCAACCCTGCTAACGAGGAGTCCTGGACCGATCCGAATACGGAAAAGGTGTGGTACTACTTTGATGAAGGTGGGTGGATTGAATCGGATCCGTACTGGGAGGACGTAGCACTGCTTCTGCACCTGGACGGTGCGGAGGGGAGCACGGTATTTACGGATAGCTCGGTGAATAACCTGATCCCGACTCAAGTCTCCGCAGCAACTGATATTACAACTCAGTGGTCAAGGTACGGTACGGGATCCCTAAACGCATCGGAGATGGTCGGAGAAGAGGAACTGGGTGTTGGGTTGTTCTACGAGGAAGCTCCGGAGTTAAACTTTGCGGGAGGAGATTTTACGGTTGAATTTTTCCTGAACTTCTCCTTCCCGGATGGGGTGTACGAAGGGGATTCCATTCCGTTCTTTATCTCAGATTCTTCTGTACTTCAAGCAGTAGGTATATCGTTGAATCACAACGACTCGGGAAACCTCGGCCTCTTCTCCTCCGTGTTTGAGGGGGTAGTCCCGCTCGTCGGTTCGTCCGTCGCACCTACTCAGGGTTCTTGGCAGCACTACGCTGTGGTGAAAAACGCTGACACCATCACTCTGTACTTGGACGGTGTTAGTGTGTGTTCCGGGTTATACCCCAGCGGGTTCAGTAGTAGTAACGCTATTTACTTCGGAATGCTCGACGTTTCTCCCACATCAGGCCGCGGCATTTTCATGGACGAGGTCCGGGTGACAATGGGCGTAGCTCGCTACACCTCCAACTTCTCACCTCCCACCGAACCGTTCCCTGACTTCCAGGGCGGTCTGGCTCTCCCTGCCTAACACTCTCCATCTCTAACTACCTCATCACATCATGGCCGCACCTAACCTCAAATCTCCGACTACAGTTATTGGTAAAACCGTTACTTACGCCGTTACGACTTCGCTGGCCGCCGCGCTGACCAACGCAGCGAGCAGTGGCAAGGTGTTGAAAATCAACTCGGTGTACTGCGCAAACGTGGACGGGGCAGCCGTCGCGGATATCTCGCTCGTCCTCAACGACGGTACGAACGACCGCTATCTGGCCAAGACGATCGCCGTGCCGGCCGACGCGACGCAGGTCCTGGTGACCCGGGAAGGTTACATCTACGTCGAAGAGGGCCAGTCGCTCAAGGCTGTGGCCAGCGCAGCCGACGACCTGGAGTTGATCATCAGCTACGAGGACATCAGCTAATGCTCGGCTTCAACGGCGGTTTGATGGGCGTCAGGCGCACCCCGACAACAAGCGCAGCGTCTGGCCTGTGGTTTCAGAATGAGCAGAGCGTGGCCAAGCGTGCAGGAATCTGGCCACTCTCCAACGATCCCTACTGGGCCAATGTAAGTTTGCTGCTGCACATGGACGGCAGCGATGGAAGTACGACGTTTACAGATAGCAGTAGTAATGCTCTCTCAATAACCGTTTCGGGGTCAACTGCCCTCAGCACGGCTCAAATTAAGTTCGGCACAGCATCTGGATCCTTTACCAACGGAAAGCTTACAGCTCCGAGTAGTTCCGCTTTGAGCATGGACGGGGACTTTACAATCGAGTTCTGGGTTTATAGAACCGGAACCACGGGCGACCTGGACTCTATAGTCTCAGCCGCTAACGAAGGAACTTTCTTAATTCGGGCTTGTACTAACCCGTTCGGGGCGGGAGTTTTCCCTGCTGCTGATTTATATGGAAATCCAGGAAATAACATTGCAAATGGCCTGAGTTTTACTCTAAACACATGGCATCACATTGCTATTGTAAGGAACGCAGGGACTTACAAAGTTTTTAAAGATGGAACAGACATAACGACTAGCACGTACACGGACTCCAGCACCCGTAACCTGTCTGGCTTGATAATTGGAGATTCAAACGTATCCGGCCGTAATTTTGTTGGGCATATTGATGATTTTCGTATCACCAAAGGCGTCGCCCGCTATACCGCCAACTTCACACCACCTGGGGCGGCGTTCCCTGACGACTGATGCTTTACTCCCACAACGCCACCGCCCTCACCCTCACACCACCGGAGCCCTGAATCATGGCACTGCTCGGCTACAACGGCGGCCTTCGCGGCAAGCCCCGCATCCCCTCTACCGGCAACGCCAGCGGCAGTTGGCTGCTCGATGAGCAGTGCGATGCGAAGCGGGCAGGGATCTGGCCGATCGGGCCTGTAGCGCCGGATCCCTACTGGGCCAATGTGTCCTTGCTGCTGCACATGGACGGCAGTAATGGCAGCACGACGTTCACAGACAGTAGTACAGACTCGACCCCTATTGCATCGTATGGGGGCGCACAAATCAGCACAGTACAAAGCAAATGGGGTGGTAGTAGTGGCTCTTTCAATGGGTCTACCGCGTACCTAGATACTACAACTCAGAGTCCTTTTATCTTAGCTGGGGATTTTACAGTTGAAACATGGATCTACCTTAACACCTCTCCGGCGGTGTATGCCACAATTTTCTGTTCAAAACCAACAGCCACTAACAACGGAGACTTCCGTCTTGGTGTATATAATGTTGCAGGCACTCTTAGAGTTAACGCCGATTTTAACGTAGGTGGATTCACTGGAACAACCACAAGCGTAACCGCAAACACCTGGACCCATGTGGCATTGGTAAGAAATTCAGGAATCATCTCTCTCTTTGTAAACGGCACAGAAGACGCAACAAGTTTCGAATATGCAGCCACCGTGGTTCCAAACATGGACGGTTTTGCTCGTCCCATTCTTTTCGGCAAAGACGAGATGTACGGATCAACTGGTAATTATTTTGACGGATACATAGACGATTTTAGAATCACAAAAACCGTTGCCCGCTATACCTCCAACTTCACGCCGCCCACAGCACCATTCCCGAATTTCTGACCATACGACCCAAGTCCAGGTTAAGGTACTAGTGTACGTCAACCCAACCACTACCCTATGGACCCCCAGGAACTAAAAGACAACTTCTCCTCCCAGTTGGACAAGGCCCGCTCGGAACTCGACCGGCTTCGCAAAGCCGTGGCGCAACGCGAGGCCCACGTACTGAAGCTTGAGGGCGCCGTCGAGGCGATGGATCTCCAACTCTCTTCACTTCCCCAGGCTGTGAGCGAGCACGTGAGCTAGTAGCTCTCAGACCTTGACCCTGAGCTCGCACTCGTGGAGCTTGGGGTTTCTGTACCCCCCAGCGTGCCAGATCCGCTTCACCACGAACCCAGTATCGTAGTAGGCGTCGAAGACATCTACCATCCTCCCCCGCGCTAGATCAACGTACCCCCTCCCATCATCCTCGTAGGAGATGGCGTAGACGTCGTTGGTCAGGTACTTCTTATCAAGAGAGGGAAGATCGACGTGTTCCGCTACTACTCTGATCTTAGAGCCTGGAGGCTTTTCTCGCATCTCTCGCTAACCTCAACGACTCTGCTGATAAACCTTTCAACCATTTTCGGGTCGGTTAGGATCTTCTCGGTGGGGGCTCCGTCTACCAGAAATACGCTAAGATCCAGCATGGTGGGAAGGTCGAAGAGCGCACTGCTCCTATCCGGCCACCCGCCTCTGATGTAGTCGAGGAAGAGGTCCCTGACCTCCTTGAGCAGGAACCTCCCTCCCACGAGCTGCCACATCCCTCCGTCCCAGCAGAGTATGTCGCCGGAGGCGAGGACGACGGCATCCCCGACCTCCTTCGACTCCGGGAACTGGGTGTTGCCCGCGCGCAGTCTCGTGATCACCATGGTGGTATCAGACTCGCGCCATCGAGGGGATCTCCTCTGGCCGGCGAGGAGGTGCCGGGTGGGTTGGTGGGGTGAGGGGTGGTAGGTCGTGGGGAGGAAGCGGGGGTTGGGGGATCTCCGTTCCGCCACAGACCTCGTCGAGGGCCTGCTCCAGCTCCTCTATCATCTTCTGGACGAGGTACCGATTCCCCGATGCTTTGGAGTCGGCGTAAGCTTCGATCAGTTGGGCGAGTTCTGCTTTGGTCATCCTTGTCAAGTCGTTTAAAGTTCTCATAGCTCTATAAACTAAAAATCCGGAGTTTACCGCCCCATGGCCTCGAACATCAAGGACTTCGAGATATCAAAAACGTTCGCGAACGTTATAGTCTCGAACATCAACGCCCAACCGGACACCGACGGTATTCCATTCGATCTCAGTACGACTACGAGACGGTCACAGGGGCAACTTCAGGATGGCCTGGGGAACTCCGCCCCCCTGTTTCTCTCGGCGTCATCGGTGGAATGCTCGGCGGTTCCACAGACCCCCGCGTCCATCGTGAGAAAGCAGGAGGTGCTTGAGGGCATCACCTACTTCCAGACAGCTTCCCTAATCTTCGGCTGACCATGACCTATCCCGTTAATAATTTCTACTCCTCCACCTACTCCGGCATCTCGGCGAATGGAGGCTCACCGACGACAGTTTTCGATAGTACCCTCATCCCGGCAGATGGCTACGCCATGATACTGTCGGTGATGGTGGCCAACAAGTCCTCGACGACGAGAGGGCTCAATATGACGCTCCAGAAGTCGGGCAGCGCAACCGCCGCCTACCTACTCTACGACGTAGCCATCCCCTCCCAGGTATCTTTCGAGGTCATCGATGGTAACAAGTTCGTCCTGAAGAGAGGCGACTCGCTCAAGGCGTGGATGGACAGTGCCGGTGGAGCTAACTCCGCGGACATGGTGGTCTCCTACGTTATCTACACCCCGGCCATCTGAGGATAGAAAATGAGATACATCGGTCGTACACAGACATCGACTCTCGTTCAGGTAGACCCTGACAGGAACTCCTACGTCAACGTGAAGTCCTTCGGAGCCGCTGGCCTGGATAAGTACTTCGAGGGCAGGGTGAGAGGGCTTAACGGATTCGGGTCCGTGATCAGCATCGGCGAGATCCCCGACTACCCGCAGTACGAGAAGGACTACTTCCAGGTCGGTCAGGAACTCTACGCTTTCTTCTACCTGGATACATCCAATCCGTCGGTGAGCGAGTACGACGGAATCCTCACCAACATCGGAGCCCCCGAGGGAGTGGGAGTGGTCGTTCAGTCCGGCACCTCCACCAGCAAGACTCTCCGGTACTACATCTACGCCTTCAACGTGGTCACGGGCAAGTTCTCCCCGTACGTTAAGACGCTCACGCTTCCCGACGTCTTCAAGGACCCGCAGACACAGTTTGACGAGAATAACTACGTTCGCTTCTCCCTCAACAGGCTCACGTCGGAGTGGGTGCCCGTCATCTACAGGCAGTGGGGGCCAGGGCAGATCCAGTTCCTCGGGATCCCCAGCAACAACATCCTCGGCGGTAACACCTCCATCACCTTCAACGACCGCGGGTCCCTGCAGATCCCGTCGTGGGACGAGGCCCGTATGCTCGGAGGCGAGTTCAGCCCTGAACTCTTCGATGGCATTATCTCGGTGTCCGCTGGGTCGATATCCGCGAAGACGATCATCGTCAAGCGCAGACTCAAGATCCTCAACAAGAGCGTCTCAGGAACCCTGGAGTGCTCCGACGCCGCCTCCGAGTCCGGAGTTTTTACCGGCCTGGACAACCTCTCCATCCGCGTCAAGTTCAGATTCGACGACACCAAGCCCCTCCAGGAGGCACTAGACTACGCCGCCGTCAACAACATCAAGGACGTATTCGTCCCGACCGGCACCTACTCGGTGCGCAACGTTGCCCTGTACGGATCCGAGATCCCGGCCAGCCAGTACAGCGGGGTGATGCTCAGAGGCTCCGGGGACTCCTCGGTGCTCAAGCGCATGCCCACCCACATCAACCCGCTCGGTCAGTTCGGATTTATCGGCATGCTCGGCTCCGGCGTAACCAACCGCGTAAGCGGTGTGACCGTTCGCGACCTGGCATTCGACGGGAACAAGACGGAGACCTTCCCCATCAACCTCCCCGAGAACGACACCTACGGAGTCGGTGACAAGTACCACGACGCCCTCGCTCTCGAGTACGCTGACGGCGTCCGCGTTTCTAACTGCTCGTTCTACAACGGAGCCGGTGCAGCTCTCTACTCCCTCGATTCGGACAAGATCAACTTCACCGGTAATAGAGTATTCGAGCTCTCCAAACCCTTCGAGATGAACATCTCGCCTCTCAAGATCCGCGAGTCGAGCCGCATCATCGCCCAGGGCAACCTCTTCCAGAACTGCTCCGGCGCCGTGGATTTCACCGGCATCGACGCTTCCCTCATCAACAGCAACATTGTCGACAACTGCGGGGAGACAGGGATCAGGCTCAATGCGTCCGACACCTGGAGCGCTGAGGGCAACCTCACCTTCAACGAGAACGGGTCCGTGATCCGTAACATCGACCTGTACCAGAACGAGTACAGTCGGGTGAGTCTGGATGTGAAGAGAGGCGTGGTCATGACCCCGACCTACTTCACAGTGACCGACAGCGGGTTCCCTGTCTCCGTCACCCCGGGCTCGATCGTGGCCAGAGTGTACCCACTCAACTCGAGTTACCAGTACAGTACGTCGGCGCCGGCCACCTACCTTCAGGTGGTGGAGAGCAGGCCACAGCTCGAGGCGGGTATATTCGCCCTCACAGCACCGGTCTCTTCTATGACGGGAGTTGGCGGATCGAACCAGGGCCGCTCGATCCGTGGTACTAATGGCTACGACCTGCTCAAACCCGATGGTTCGGGTTCGGCCAATTACGGTTACGGGTACAGGATCACGGCAACCGCCGCTCTGGGAAGATACGCCATTAACCGTATCGCCTACGCCTCTCCGACAACCGTTAAGATCTACTTCCGCAACTCCTCCGACATCCTCTCGCTGCTGTTCTTTGCCGCGGGAAATCCGTCAAACGACTTTATCAAGACGACGGGCATCGGAGTCACTGGGGCTGAGCTGTCCAACTGGCCCGACTCCACCACCATCAGCATCATCGAGGTGGACACGAGCAACGCCGCCATCGTGATCTCAACGCCATCCACCGTGGCCTCCAAGTTCACGGCCTCGACGGACGTCTACAGCACCCCGACGGGGTACCTGGGCCTGATCAAGAACAACTACTTCATCGCTGACGGAAACATCTACGTTTCCGAGTGATGAGATCCTGACACGGCGACTGGCCGGGGCGGAGCCTTCCCCCCCTCCCTGGCTTTTTTCGCTGTTCGGCCCTGTGATGTTTAAAGTAGATACATACAGAGCATGCGTTTACAATGGCATCAAAAGTCAGCGTTGGAAAGACCTCACCGGTACCTCTAGGCCAACAACCGGCCGCTAACTCTCTCCCAGTGGTATTTGCCGAGGATCAGGCACCTATACCCGTAGAGGAGCAGAATAAGATCCAGTCGGAAGTGGCTCTGAGCCTGCTGGGTATCCCTAGAGCCGAGGTGGCGCTGGGTATCTTCGCTGACGTTAACACCTACGACGTCAACCCGTCCGAGTGGGCTCAGTTCCCACTCGAGAACACCCCGGACCCTAGTGGCGAGGGCATCGACTATGGTGTGGAGCATATCCCCGAGGAAGCCGGGGCAAGACTCGTGGCTCCGGACGTCAAGACCACCGTACTGACCTCCAAGCGTTTCTTCCGCTACCAGCCTGGACGTGTCTCCGCCTCCACAATGGGTGTGAAGATGAACCTCACCCGCGACCCAGAGGAGCAGACCTCCGCCCTCCAGGCCAAGATGAAGGGGGCCCCATCGCTGAAGAAGTGGGGCATCTTCGACAAATTCGACGGTTACTACTTCGAGGCGGCTAACGCTGGAAAGGGCAACGACTTCCGCTGCGTTCGTCGGACGCAGGCCATCATCCCCTCCGAGCCTTCCGGCTACGCCGGGGCTCTGAGCTGGTTCCAGAACAGCGACGACACCGACTTCACTCCAGCGACCAACTTCGGCGTGGCCGGCCTAGACCCGGTTATCGTGAGAGACGGTCTGGTCTACACCGCCGCTGCGATCTACGACCCCTCCCTAGTCTACGCTCCCGAGAGCGTTGCCGCTATTGATGCGTCAGGAGACCCCTCCGGAGCTCTGAAGAACTACCAATCCGATTCGGGATACGCAGTTCGCCTCGCGACTTTCAACGGAACAGTCTGGTCGGAGGTCATGACCGACCGTCACTACCAGTTCCCATTCGATCAGTCTAAGACCATCTCCCTGAGCCCGGAGAATACGTCACTGGATCGTGGGTACATCCGCCTCGACGCTCACTGCAACTTCTATAAGACCATCTCCAACCTCAACCGCAAAGCCTCCTACACCTCTTTCCCCGCGGTTAAGAGCTCGCTTGAGGCTTCGGAGTGGGGCATCGCCGGATCATCGATCAGTTCCTACAACTCCACGATCGTCGCCAATACCTGGGACACCGCTCCCTCCACCTCCAATAGTGAGAAGAAGGTGTGGCACCTGATGGTGAATACCCAGGGCGTTGATGCCGGCTATCGTATCTCCGACGCCCAGCACTCGGCCTCCCCCAGCCTCCCAGCAAACGTTAAAGCCCGCACAGTCACCAATGGCAACGTAACCCTCAAGGAGTGGTTCAACCTGTGCGTTCCCAAGCCCTACCGCATGGTGTATGAGTGGAGGCCGGTGAGAGCAATGTTCTCCGGCGACAAACTCGACGGTGCTGAGTCGGTGGTACGCTGGAGCGACGTGAACACCGCCGCTGAGGACACCACAGTGGGGGGCGGTTCAGTTATCAACCTTCCGGGTCAGAAGATCAAGACCGCTGACAACGAGGATCTTACAACCGTCTCCGCCTACAACATCGATTTCACAAAGGTAACAATGTGGAAGATCGAGTTCTCGTGGTACGGTGCTGTTGGCGCCATCTTCCTCTGCTATGTGCCCGTTGGCAACAACGAAGCGAGGTGGGTGAGAGTCCACCACATCAGAGCCTCCAACCAGCACTCGGTCGCTTCTCTGGGTAATGCCACCCTCCCCATCACCTACCTCACTCACGGAGGTCCGGAGAGCGGACTCGAGTCGACGGACATCGGCAACACCCTGGTCAAGTACGGTGCTTCCTACTACATTGACGGAGGAGACAAGGGTACCGTCCGCCTGCTCTCAAAGGCCTCCGATTTCCAGCGTGAAGTGCCCAAAGGCTTCTACGACTTCACCGCTACTAACTGGACGAGGACATCAGCTTCCGAGCTAACCTACTCCGCCGTAACCCACCCCAACGTGGCCGGTGGAGTGGCTGTTGGTCTGATGGGAGCGTACCTGGCATCCGACTCCACCGCCAAGGTCAAGTGGGTGACGCAGAGTGGTAATGACATCACCCTCCACTTCACCAACTCCGCGCTTCCGGCAACCAACGCCACAGGCGTAAGACTCGTCACCCCCAGGACCCAGCGCTCCCTCCTAACGGTCCGCGCCAAAGACTTCATCTACAACAGAGATGGTAAACCCGTCCGCAACCGTCTCCAGATCTACCCTATCAAGTACGGAGCGGGCGTGACCGGTGGGACTTCGGGTGAACTTCTCACCCTGAGAGCCTTTAAGAACCCACTCTTCATCGTAACTAATACCTCGACATCTCTTGGTACCTCGGTGGCTTACACCGGAGCGGGTATCGTCCGTGATCCTGTAACCACCTCCAACAACTACGTCAATACTAAGAACTCGACTCTGCCCGTGCAGGTAGGCTTTGCTTCCCCTCCGACTATCGGAGTAGGAAAGTACCGTTACGGTTACTTCCTGGGCACCACGTCCCAGTCCACGGCTTCCACCGGCTGGACCATCGGATCCACCTCGCCCGCGGCTTACACCCCCATCCTCGGAAAACTATTCCAGACCTCAGCCGGATACTTCTTCGAGAAGTTCTTCTCCTATCCTGAGGACATCTACATCGTCGGACTCTTCATCCCCGAGCGGCACCTCACTCTGAGCTCTGCCGGAGTGCTCTCGGAGGCCGTGCTCTCTGCCGGCGGAGGTATTCTCGGATCGAGCGCCTCCACCGACCAGACTAAGTGGAATCGCCTTGAGGCCGATGGTCTGGCAACCTGGGAGGACATCACCCGTCTCTCCGGTGTGCAGATCGCCCAGGACCTGGGCCTTACCCCCATCTCCGATACCGGCAACGAGATCCTCTCCTACTACGCAAACGCCGGGGGTTACCAATTCGACCTCCAGGATTACTTCGCCTACAATAAGGAGTATCTGTCCTTCCCTCTCACCGACGAGGTGGACATCATCACCCTCCAGGGCCACTACGATATATCAGTCCAGGCGTTAGGCTCAACCACCCCCGCCACCTCACCGTTCAAAGTCAATAACGCCCTGACCTGGGAGGAGCAGTGATTCCTCATGGCCCAGTATAGCATTAGAGCCCAGAAGACGGGCGTTAGGACCTACGAGAAGGAGCTTCAGATGATCAGCTATCGGGGAAGCTCGCTCTTCTCCGAGGAAGGCAACACCCTGATCTCTAAGAAGGACGTTTACTACCCACCCGACTATCTCTCAAAGGGGTCGGTGGCCGTGAACATGGACCCCAAATCCTACAAGAAGGATGGGTTGTCAACACGGAACATCTACAGCAAGGGCCGGCCAGCGGCCCTTCCGATTAAGGAGCGTTTTGCCGAGCAGAGCGCCGTCTCCAGGTCGCTCCTCGGTATAGATAGAGCGGAGACCCAGCAGGGGATCTTCGACGATGTTAGTACGTACGGTCTGGATAGAAAGGACTGGGTGGTGTACGCAGGCTGGGCGGAGCAGGGCCAGAATGGGGTCTGGGACGGTAAGAACTCCCCGGCCGGACCGCACATCCCGGTGAGGGACCGGGACTACTCCGAGGGCTCGTCCATCGTCATTGACTCCTACCCCGTACCTTACACCGACCCCAGCAACCCACCCGTCTATAACAAAATCGCGGGCATCACCGACAATCCCGGGCCTGGGTGGGGGCGCTATATCCAGTCCCTCGTGGCTATGTACATCATCGAGTACATGGTCAATAACTTCACGCCGGAGCAGAGGAACGCCTTCCGTCTCAACTTCATCGAGAGAAAGTACCCCAAGACCTCCGACGGGAAATTCAATCGCCTCTACTGGGATCAGATCTGGCTGGATATTAACCAGGGTCGTTTTGAGTCCTCGGGTAATATCCCCATCATCCCGCGCGGCACCATGTTCAACTTCGCCCCGGATGCCGGCGAGGACACCATAGACCTCACGGCTCTGTTCGGAGCCGACCTACCCGCCGAGGAAGCCAACGTATCCGTAAACTTCAACAAGTTCTTCTTCGCCTCCACCCGTTACACCTGGCGCGAGCCCAACCAGGGCCACTACGTTATCGCGACAAATAGTAACCCGGAGCTGTGGGACGAGTACTGGGGCATAGACTACAGCTCCCTTCCCGCCGATCTGAGAAACTGGGAGTTTCAGGTGTACTCGTCGCCGGGCGAAGTCCCGCAGTTTGTGATCGACTACAAACTTCCCTACTTCCTCATCACGTCTACCACACCGTCGGAATCGCTCATCTTCGGCCAGAGCTGGCCCCAGAGCTTCTCCGACATATCCGTCCCTCAGATCACCAACATAATCTCCGACGGTAACCTGATCGGCGGGCGGGAGTGCGGTCTTGCCGTGATCACTCTCACGTCTCTCAGAGCGTTCCGCTACCAACCCGGTAGGATTAGTGGCTTCACCTACGGCGTCCGTGTCTCCGAGGAAGGAGCGGGCCCAGGATCCCTGCTCGAGTGGGGTGTGGAGAACTACACCGACGGTTACTTCTTCAGGCTCCAGGATGGCACGGACTTCTCCGTGGTCAGAAGGTCCACGATTCCGCTGGGGCAGACCGATCTATTCATCCAGGCCGAGTACAGGGAGCGCGAGGCGTACATCTCCCAGCTGACGGGGGTTGTAAGGTACAAGGATCTACTTACCGACTCCCAGGTACTCCAACTCGAGGCGGGAGTCAGAAACAAAACGGTGACCAAAGTCTACGAGACCGTCATCCAGCAGAACCAGATGAACGGAGACGGGCTCAACGGCCAGGGTGAGAGTGGTTACATCTTCAACCCCGACACCGTAACCATGTACAAGATCGAGTTCGGATGGTACGGTGCCATCGGTGCTCGGTTCTACATGTACATCCCGCAGAGCAATGGCTCGTCGAGGTGGGTGACGGTGCACACTCTCGTCATCGAGAACCAGATCGGCCAACCGTGCCTTGAGGATCCGTTCTTCTTCTTCAAGTACAGAGCCTACGTCGATAGCCCGAGCCGCATCCGCCTGCCCCAGTTCGTGGAGAAGTACGGAGCGTCCTACTACATCGACGGTGGCGACGAGGGTACCGTGTCGCTATCCAGCGGTAGGTCGGTGAATAGGCAGATCCCTGACATCACGTCGGACACTATCGAGGTTCCCATCTATAACTGGGCGAGCGTCCTAGGCCTAAAACCCAAGCAGTACATTATCAACACCGAGGGCAACTCCTTCCCCAACAAGAAAGAGGTCTTTCCCATCTCCATGTCCATCACCTCCACAACCGCGACGGAGGTGAAGTTCGTCAATCAGTACGGATGCCGGGAGAACGCTTTTACTTTCCAGGAGGGGTACACGTGCATCCTGCCAGAGGAACAACGGTTACGGGGCCTCTTCAGCATCAACCGACTCCAGAAAGACGAGACATCGCTCTCCTTCCTAGACCGCGACGAGCAGTCCCCGGTTCCTACGCTCTCCTACGTAGGACCCGATTCCGCCTACCCGGTATCCTCTAGCAACCTGATAAGCGGCGGGGTGTTTGTAGGCTGGGAAGCTTACGAGTCGGGGATGATCGGCTCCCACCTGATCGGGGATAAGGTGTACGCCATGTACGTCAATCCTACGCAGGAGTACGCCACGTCCCCGACAGGTGTCAGTGGCCCGGAGATCGTGGTGCAGAGATCCCTGGGTAGTAATGGCGCGTACTACGTCGGGCAGTCGAAGGACCGCTCGTGGTCTGACGCCGAGCTCCTATTCAGGTTTAAGGAGGACGTCTCGCTAAAACTCTCCAGGTACCGCCAGGATACCTCACTCCTATCCACCGTAGACATCA